TCGTATATTTGAAGCTGTAATGAAACTAGCAATCATCATTACGGGAAGCCCTGGCATCGAGTTGTAAGTTATTAAAACCGTTCCCGCTGCTGGGGCTACTGGAAGGGTGATGCTAATAACACCTGTCAAATAATTTATTGTTCCGATCTGTGTTATTCCATCAAAAAAGAAACCATTGCTGTTATCTGTAAAAGTTTGAGCTGGATTATTGCCAGTAATAACCGCACTTCCCCGCGCAATTTGCGGCAAGCCATTTAAAGTGTACAGTGTATTGACACCGTCTATTGCTCCGACCATGGCAAAATCTGTTGTAGTGTCCACAATACGCGATTCTCTATATCCAACACCGCCTTTTTCACCCGTAGCAAAGTACGTGTAACCTTCTCTTTTTGACATTGTCCCGCGATAAACATAGCCATCTAGCAGTTCCTCTTGAGCGTCATCGGGAATAAGCCAGGGCTGAAGTCTTTTGTCTAGTCCCGTTGCAAAATTAGAAATTAAAAAAGGGGTGTAGCTCATTAAACTCTCGTGACTAAAACGAAACCAGCAGTTACGTCAATTAAATTAGAACCAGACCCGTTGAATTGAACTTTTACATTTGCTTTTTGTACGGCGTTTGCGTATGTTATATCACCTCGAACTGCACCATTTGAGATGCCATTTGTTCCTGATTGACTGTGAGCGCAAACTTGCACAATGTAATTTGTGTTCGGCATCTCTGTAGCGAATTTCACCGTGTAAGTCCCAAGCGCAGTTTTGGTGACAGATTCGACATTTAATTGCGATCGCATAGTTTTAACCCCAGCCGCTCCCGTGCCATCAAAATTGACCATAGCGACGATTCCAGGTGTGAGCTGTACGTCTGTATTGCCGTTGAACCAACGCAGCTGTGCTTGGCCATTTGCGTCAAGCCAGCAGTAGAATATACCGTTAGTACCAGCAGGTAATCCTGGGGGTGTAGCCGGCATAGATCTTTCTACAAAAGTAGCTTGTCTATGAACTCCGTCTGTATCTTGTGCAGTGTCGTTAAAAACGTGATCAGCATTTATAATCGTTTTTAAGCGACCCAGGTTTGCATTCATTTGAGGCGGAAATAATCCTGGCGATTGACCAGCATTGGGAATGTTTGGGTCGTAAGTCATTAAAACTCCGGGGATGGGCGTTGATTTTGATATTGGCAGTTTGTTCTACCATATACCAGGGCTCTGTATCGTTGATATGCTTGGAAAATATCTCGCCATTTATCCATCTCTCCAAAATCTGAAAATATGTCTAAAGCTGTTCCGTAACATATATAGCGATACAGATAATCTTGGTCTAAAACACCATTTGTTATCTCAAGCTCAACTTGATAAGCTGCGATCTTTACTAAATAATCTTTTTCAGGAGGACCCCTAAAAGTTAATTCGTTATTGTAATAAAGAACCCCAGTAGGGCGTTGAGGTTGATAGGTTTGCGTTTCTGGCCAGATTCTATAAAATTCTGTAGGGTCTTGATACCAGAAAACGTAAAACCCATCAACATAACACGGCGGTTCAATTGTTGATGCTCCCTGATTCCCATTTATTAAAATAATATTTTGTAAATTTACTGGAAATGGATTTAAGTCCAGTGGTCCGTATGTAAATTCCCACCAAGTTTTATTTTTAAAAATACGAATATCTTGCGTTGATTGAAGTTGAATAAAGTCCTGCAAATACTGAAGCATGATTGAATCAGTAAATTGCGGATCGCTCGCATCAACTCTGCCAGTAATATTTCTGAGAATCAAAATTAAATCTGCCGTTGATTTAGCCATATTCCCTTAAATTATCTCCATGGGATGGCATGAAAAGCGATTGCGTTCGCCTACTTGCCGTGTTTCTGTAACCGTCTCTCCATTACTTTCAACTTTAACTTCCGCAAAAATAGGCACGGCAAGATTGTTGAGAAAACGAATTACTGGTAAGGGTAAATCGTAACTACGCCCTGGCTTTAGCTGTCCTTTCCAGTCAATTTCTTTTGTGCGCACTGATACTTTTAAAATGTTTTCGGGTTGATCAAAACGCTGAAATTTGACTTTCATTTTTTTGTGGAATGATTCGTCAGGCACTCTTACAGGTATCGGTGGGTCACAACGAGGGTTGCGTTTTTTGGCTTCGCGAAAAGCTTTTCTTGCATGCAAGTTCCAAATACCAAAATCTTCAATTGTTTTGATTTCAAAAGTATCAAAATCAAAAGGTTTTTCCATTTCAATTTGTTCGGATTTCGTTTCCATTTTTCTGCTCATATTTCCTCATTACAGTTAAGAAAGGGGGGGGTAAATTACCCCCCACCTAATTATTTACACAACATCACCACGATTGACATAGCCGTTAAACTGCCACGCCGTAAAATAGATAATGTTATTGTCAGCTCCCATTATAGACGTTCCTAAACGCAAAATTGCGGTAGGTGCATAGTCGATAATAGCACGATGCTGTATAGCTGGACTTACGGGCTCGTTAGGATTACCCAGCAACGGACCAACTTTCGTGACTTGACCACTAGAGCCGTAGGCTCCACTCACTGTTACTGGAATACCAAAAGTATCATACAAAGCAAACGTGGTCGCTGAAAGAACTCGAACGACATATTCGTTGTTGTTCAATTGCGCTGCTGCTGTGCCAATAATTTTTGTCAGTATTACACGGTCGAAGTCAGACAGAAAATGGGCTGCGGAAGTTGTAATAACGCCTGGTGTCGCAGTTGTAATTCCTGTGATTACTAAATGTAGGTCATAAAACCCACCTTCAGTTGATACGTCAGTAATTCCATTTGTTGTTTCCAATGTACTAGTCAGGGTTGTAGCGCCTCGTGTAACGATTAATGCGTCGCCTATTGGCATATCACGAAACCACACGCCAGAAATAGACGATGTATCCGTCCCATATCTAGTAAAATTATACCAGTCTAACTTATCTGGTAAGAATGGTAGAGTTAGGTCATATGCAATCCCAGCAGATTGTAGATAACCCCCGTAGCTGTTAGTAACCTGGCTTTGCTCGCGCTGACCAGTAAATCTATTAGCATTATTTCCTAATGACGCAGTCATATTGTCCCCCTTTTTTTAACCTTTTGTGCTTCGTAGTGCTATGCACCAACTATCATCTAGGATAACAGCCCCTAGACGACCTTTCCAACCCATACTTTGGCGTTGGTTCAACGGATCTTGTCCCGCTCCAAGCGGTTTTAGAACCATTTCCATCGATTGATCGTCGATAGAAATACGTCCATAAGCGTTAGCAGCGAACAAGAAGTTAAAATAAATGGCGGGAACAACTGACGTGTCTTTGTACGCTTCAGATGTCTTAACCAACCGAACCTCATCACATGAGCCAAATTCGGCTTCAAGTACAGACTGCTGTCTTGGGTAATCGGCAGTTGGTAGAAAATTAGACAAGTTTTTAAAGTCTGAACGTAAATCAGTAGAAATAATCATCCAATACGCTGCCCATACTGGAGCAGTACCAAAAGCGTTTGTGCCTTCTTGGTTAGGTGATAATTTCTTACCGTTATTACCTTCTAGATAGTCAACGGCTAGTTCGAGGTCAGTGGTAGTTACTTCTGTGATGGGCTGTCCATTAACCCCGTTTAGGCAGTCAATTTGTGCACTTGTAGCAGCGAGCATATTCCTAACAATTTTGTCATAAGTGCTTGCCATGTTTTGAGCAAGCATGTCAGCAATTTCGTTAGCTGTTTGATCCTGTACTGTGATAATTACATCATCAGATACTTCTACGACTTTACCGTACTGTTGAACTACAGCGGTTATGTCGAACTTGGTTACCTGTTCTGAAGCTGGTGTTACCCCTTCAGTCAGCGGTGTAAGGGCATCGGCCAAATTATCATAGCGACGAAAGATAGCAGTCTTACTGTTCTTTTGAGGAATTCTACGCTCTTGTGCGAAGTATCCATGAACGTAATAGGGCTGGTGTCTATCCAGCAATATATTGTCAAAAAACAAATTAACTTCAGGGTCAACTTGTACGGTTGTAGTAGTTCCAGCAGCCATTTTTATCTCCTAATCAAAAAATGTTTTGACACTAGAGGCAAAATTTTTTAAATTTGTCTCTAAGCGTCTCCTTGGCGGAGTTTCTGACGGTACTCACGGAACTCTTTCTTCCCCTGGATGCTTTTGAGATATTCCATTCCTTCCGGCCGAGCAGAATTCCCGACGTCCATCGGTGATCTTGGCTTTCTGGAATTTTCTATTATTCTCTTACCATCCTGATTGCTTGACCTTTTCACTTCGATTTTTTCATCGACTAAGTGCATGTAGTCCCCAACAATTTCGTACGCTCGCGCGTACCGATTCTGTGCCGTATCTACCGAAGAAGCCAACCAAGGCTTTTTTTCTAAAATCAATTTCAAATACTTATTTATCTTTTGAACAGCTTCGGGGTTCATATCCTGATAGAGAGTTTCCAAAATATCGCGCTTTGTATGTGCTGTGTTAGCGTGGAGGTCTTTTCTCTCAACTATGCCGTTGGGATCTTCTTCTTCCACTTCTTCCTTGCTATCTTTAGCGCGAATCAGTTCTTCATAAGCTTGTGATCTAGCTTCTAATCGCTCTGCTTTTGTCTCTAACTCTTGCCTCTTTCTACGCTCATCTTGAAGCGCAGCAAGTGGGACCATTTTTTGTTGATTTAGATCCTGGCTTTCTTCCCCTGACTCGATTTGGTTGTGCTCGGAGGCAGCATCCGCTTCATGTCCAATGTTTTGTTCGTTCATTATTAACTCCCGTAGTGCGTCAATACTCTGACGCTAAGATACGCTTGTGGTGCCGACCGATATTTTTTTGCCAATTGTTGGTAAACTTAAACTATTGTTTGTATGCATGACCCATAAAAGAGTTTGTGTGTTTTCTACATTATCAATTTCATATAGATACGATTCTTTTTGAATTTGTGGCTGTTGATCATACGTCTTTAATATTACACGTATTTTTGTCTTGCCGTTCTTTCTAGTCGTTTTAACAGCACCTAAGATAAAATATTTATTTTTATCTAAATTCTCTTTCTGGACTTTTTCAAATTTAATTTGGAAATAGTCACTAAGTCTTTTCCTAGCCAATAAATGAAATTCACCCATCGTTGGCAAGGTTTTTTGCAGACTTAGCATGGTTGCCCTCTTAGATCTTCTTCTAGAGCTTGGGCGTCTTTATTTGCCATAGCTTTCATACGATCTGCATTTCCATAACCTGGGCCAATTTGTGACCCTTTAATAGGTACAGACAATGGATTTTTTTTTGTAGAATATAATCCGTGTGCTTTAGCACCCGCGTCACCTGTCGGTGGTTTATAGCCCGGGTTTTCCTGACCGCCGTATGTGCTAAAATTGGGCATCATTTTGTTGTACGATGCTGTTCCTTTCATTCCTCTTGCCATTTTAAACTCCTGTAGTTAATGGGTTTTTCGCTCTCTGGCTGTCTTGCTGTAACAATTCTTCTGTTTTAGCTTGTTCTTGCTGGCGCAGATCGGAAGCTAATTGCATTACATCCAGTAAGCGTTTTCTGTCTAGATCTTGTATTTCTTTGACAGTTTTCGCGTTATCTAATAAAGCCCTGGCGTAGTTTTGTTCCCCTTCGGAAATTCTTTCTCTTGCCAAGCCAATATCAGCCAGAACACGAGCTCGACGCTCTTCAGCTAATGCAGTGTTTTGGTCAATTTGTGATAATTCAAGTTGTTTCTGTATTTGCTCAGCTTCCTGAACTTTTTGTTGTTGTTCTTGTGCTTGTTCAGCTCTTTCCCTGATCTTCTCAAGAAACTCAGTTTTGCCTTGGAGCGGAGCCGCTTCCAAAATATCTTCCCAGGGAATCGGTGCACCAAGTGACACAAGCTGAAGAAGTTGGTAATAGTAAGCTTCACGTTGTGTGGCAGTTTTAACAGCTTGTTTAACTACGCAGTCATACTCTCCAAAATTACCAGAAAAGAATTCTTCAGTCGGTTCTTTGTTTGTAATGCGAAAGATTTTGCCGGGCTGATAATTTTTCTGAATGCACTCCATAACCAGCATTCCAACATATTTTTTAGTCTGCTCTAAATTATCAAAGATCCCGCGATTACCTTTAAGGCTGTTAGAACTTCTAACTTCCGCAAGTTTTCCCGATACTTGAGAGTCACCAGTCGAAGATAGGCCTAATAATTCCTCTGACGCGCCAGGAATTTCCATGATATTTTTGTCGATAATGTCTTGATATTGTAGGTATCCAGGCGGGATGTTGGGTGGAGAAATTTCTCTTACATCGGCGTTGACGTCATAGCCATCATTAACAACAATTTGCCTTCCCTGGCCAGCCTGCATTAGCATTGTCGGGTCTAACACTGAACCGTTCTTCGTGATCCATCCAGTATTAATTATAGATTCCATGATGTCTATGATCTGTGAGTGTCGGCGATTATATTGCCTTTGCGCGTCACGAACGGAACGTACTAAGCCTTGAATTTTAAGCTCTGTGCTTATGAGAGGCTCATGGTAAAGTAATATCGGCATGAATGGGAATGTATCTAAACCTGTTGGGTCTGGACCACTGTACAACAGCCTACCACCAACAA